CTCCAATGCCAAGCTTTTTAAAACTCTCTGGATCTAAATGGATTCTCAAACCATAAGGATAATCAGCTGTTTCATTTAAAACAGATGGTGCAGCCATCTCTTTTTTTTCCATATCTGAAATTTTCATGTCAATCATAATCTACCCCTTGCATACTCAGACTCTGGAAGCGCGTCGATCTCTTCTTCGTTTGACGCTGTTCCTTTGGCCTTGCTGATTTCTTCTAAGTAATTTGCTTTTGCTCTTTCACCCATTTTAAATGGATCACCAGACGTTACTGTTGGAGCAATATAATGTGCTAATAAAAAACTAAATGCCATTTTGAAATCATCAGATTCAATTGCATCGTCGTCGACGTAAACCGTAATTTCTGCCTCAGCATCTTCTTTGTCGCAATAAATTAACTTACCCTGATTGTCTTTTGCCAATCGATAAGATTCTCGAACATCGTTAGTTTCGTTTCTTGCAATGCCGTTTAATAATCTTCGAACATGCAGCGCGTTTGCAGGGTATCGATAACTATAAAGCCACTCTTCAGTTGGTTCTTCTTCAACCAGACCAAGCTCAACTATCTCTGTGGCGAATGGCCATGGATAGCTTCTTAATACTGATCTTTTTGCAATTTCATAGAATCGACGGCAGACGTTGGCCTCAGTAGATTGCTCTGTTTGCAAATCAGCAATTGACTTTGCAACACCCAAATGAGCCAGCGCTAAATTGGCAATCTCTGTATTCATTCAAACCTCATAAGAATAAGGGGGTTTCTAGCCCCCTTATTTTTAGATAACTTCGACGTTATCGTTTTGCTCGAACTTAACTTTTGGTTCTTGCTTAACTTCTTTAGCGTCAACCTTTTCCATCCAAGCTTCAGAAAATTGCTTTTCTGCTGGATATACTTCGATTGTTTCCTTCTTGGTCTTTGGATCGATCTTCTTGATTTTCATATCTTGAAGCTCGAATACTTGACCTTCCTTAATACGCTTATGTCCGTAAGCACCAGTAGCAGTTGCGCGAACTAAAATCTTAGCCATGTTAATTACTCCTCATTATGAGATAGTAATAGCATCAGCATAAGAACGATAGTTGTCAACTCCGTGTAACAAGAACGCATCAACGGCCCCAGCTGAAACGGTTCCAACAACATAAGCCAAACGAACATATCGCTCAACAGCTACAGTTGGAGCAACGTAAGCCACGATCTTTGTACCAGCGGCAGCTGTAGCTGCGAAAGTACCAAGAGTCTGAACAGTTGTTGCAGATGAGAAAGAAGCATTGTCATCGGTCTGTAAAAGAACCTGACAAGTTCCAACACCAGCTAAAGCTGTAGTCACTTGGACAAGGATAGCAATCTTTTCGCCCTCGCCTAAATCGCGAATTGCGCCAAGATCGATCACGTTCGCTGATCCAGTAGTTGCGCCAGAGGTTAAAGCCTCAGCGTCAGAAAATTGTAAATTTGTATCTAAAATCATTTTTATCTCCCTTAAATTATGTGATTCGAGCTTCTGTTTCTAGGATTGCATCAACGATTTTGATCGGAATGCCGCGGAAAGAGTAGATAACTTTTCCATCAACATTTTGATAATCAAGACCACCACCAGCAACAACATCATCTCGACGTAAAATATCAAGATATTGGAAAACAGTTCTGTTCATGTAGAACACACATTTTCCCATATTCTTGTTTGGAATGCGGTGTAACATCTTGATCATAACGTTGATCAAATCTGCACCAGATCCAGCAACTAAAGCTGATACGTCAATGTTACAACCACGAGCAACATAACGCCAGTCCTTAAGAGCTAAACCCATATCCCAAGAAAACTTGTCTTTATAAACTTCCATTTGAGCGCCAGTAACACCGTTAGCGTTTTGCTCAACTTGGACGCCATGATCTTTATGATCAAGACCAGCTTTCGAACCTTTAGGGTAAACACCATGCACAGTCATGTCGCCCCAGCAAGCAAGCCAGATCGACGTGTTGTCAGATCCAGTTCCACCAGCGTCAACGATATTTTGAGCATTCGCAGCTGATAAACTTGAATAACGGATCGCTAAACCATTGAACTCTTCTGGAGCTGTAGTTGAGTTTCCGTAGATTAAAGTTTGCTGAGCTTCTTGATTCATCGCTTCGATAAAAGCTTTTGCTTCGTCTAAACGATAGCCTTTTGCATTACCAGAAAGGTTTGCAACCTTAACATCACAAGATGACCAAGCTTCCAACATACCAATGCCCTCTTTGATTTGAGCAGTAGTTGATTTAGAAGGTTGAACACCCGAGTTCAATTGACGCCAGTAAACAGTTGGTAAACCAGTTCGTACAGTTGAAACGTGTGATGTGATTTCATTAGCTTCTTTAAATGGGATATCATCCAACATCTCATTTGTTTGAGCTAATAACTCAGCCACTTTTGCAATTTTGCCATCTGGGTCTAATCGCTTTGCGATATCCACCAGATTGTTTTTAGTTCCTATTGTTGCCATTTTGTAAAACTCCTTTTAATTATTTTATTTTGGATCAGGATAAAACAAATCCCAATCAGCCACCATCTTGGCAGCTTGGCTCTTCGGAGCCGCCACTAGATTATCATTCGACATTTTCTTACCAATTCTGGCAAATGTTTTTATAAGTAGTGGGTGATTTCCTAGACCTGAGTCATCCAAAACTTTTCGAAGCTCTGGGGGCGCGAACTCTCCGATAGCTCTATTCGCTAGAGTTACAGACTGATTAAATGCTTCACCACCAATTTCTTTGTCGGCTTTCGCATGATCTAACCATTCATGTTTTCTTTTTTCTAGCTCCTGAGTCTGACCAGTTTTAAAGTCAGATATTGCTTTGGCTTTATCAGCAAGAATTTTCTGAGCTGCTTCTTTTGATAAGTTGTTCTCTTTTGCGAACTGCTTAACAAATTCAACATCCTCAGGCTTTAAACCAGAGTCAGCAGTTACTTCGAGTTCAAGATCTGCATCCGCATCAGTCGGAGCAACTTCTTCTCTCTTTTCATCAGCTTTAACTTCTTGGCCTTTTCCTTCTGTGTCTGCCTTTGCTTCTGTTGTTTCTGTCTTGGTTTCAACCTGTTCTTGTTTTGTTTCTTCCTTGAATAAAACATCTTCAGTTTTAACCTCTTCAGCCGCTGTGTTATTGTTGGCTTCTGACATTAACCTTCCCCTTTTCTGTTCTGAGCCTCAGCTCTGAACTTATGTTCTGACATCATTTTTATGTACGCATTAGGATCTGCTTTTCCAATATCGGCAAACAGCTTAAGCGCAACATTTCTCATACCTTCATTGAAAAAAGTCTGACTGTTTCCAGTCATCGAAGGTCTGTGCAATCCACAGAAATCCATTAAATCATACAAATATCTACGACCCTGTTCGGTTTGCAATACAAAATATAAATCTCGTTCTAGTTCTTTCGTCATAACCCCAACACTTGTGAGAGAACATTCTCATCTGATGTCTTGGCCTGTGACAAGTCTTTTGCTGCCCCAGCTAACTGCGCTGCGTTCTGAGCATCTGCCTGAGCTTTCTGTTGCTGAGCCCTGCTCGCTCGAACATCTTCAGCTTCTTCGTCACTTCTAATTAACTTCGACGGCACGCTTGTCATATCTCCATAGACATCAATCAAGTTGTCTGTGTTGACCTTGTCTAAAACTCTTGGGTCAAACGATGCAACATTTGAAACAAATCCGCTAAATCGATCAACGCTAGCAAGACCAACCATTTTCTGAGCTTGAGCCATGATTGAAATATATTCGATCTTCATTTCAGAACCTTGAATTTCTGGAGGGGCTGGAGGGAAATCTCCTCGTTGGTTCATAATAAAAAACGCATTGTCAATCAATGGATCTAACAAATCTTGATTCAACTGCTCTAATACAGGGCCAAGCGCTAGCAACTTCTCTTCGTGTCGCTCGTCGATCTCTCGAGCTGTGATCTGACGTCTGTCGGTATTTGCCAACATTAAAAACAAATCCTCAAAAAATCCGCGTCTAATTCTATCGCGCACTTGAGCTTGCTTCATTTCAAGGTCGTTAATTCTAAAATTAATATCGTAAGCTGTTTTAATACCTTGAGCGCCATCTCTCAAATCAGTATATGTGATATCTCCAGGAGTAAGACTTACTTTCGAATTTTTCATCGACGTTGGCGCAAGCATCGGAGGGTTCACCATTTTATCAATCGCTTGCAAACTTCTCTTTTCACCAACTTGCAACTGCTTAATATCTCCCAAAACTTCCATTCCAGGACAGCTCGATCCATAAATATCTTCACCATTAATCTGCCATCGAGGAGCTAAAATAGGAAAATAGTCATAACCAGACTCTCTTAAAAACTTGTCTGGCTCGTTGTGATCTTTATTTTTAGACGACTCATAATAACAGCTTGACCATCTTTTAAATCTAGCATCTTTTGAATTTGGTTTATAATAATCATTTGGTTTGATCATGTGACAAACGTCAAACCAATCCTCTAAATGATCTCGCTCATAAGCTGTTTTAATCTCAATAGAAACAACACTCCAGTCAATGTCTTGTGGTTTGTTTGGATCTGGGGTTGCAAACTTTTGAATAATCTGACGAGCAGTCATTCGAAACTCTCTAAAAAAAGTATCAACTTTTAAATTATGACTTTGAGCTAATCCATAACTTGCAATTTGAAACGGCTTAAATGAAAAAATATTTCCTTCGAAATCTTCTTCCATGTACATGCAGCCAGTCCCGAACAAACCCATGTCGCCATAAACAATTGGAAGAGCATTATATAAATTAGATTTTAAAAATGCTGTGCTCATTCTGGTCGTACAAATATCCAACCATCTTCGAACTGGTGCGCTTTCAGACAAATCAGAATCAGCTAACGTCAACTTAAACCAAGGGCGCGCTGGGCTTGTAATCCCTGACATCATTCCAGATCTTAACGTTCTAAGGGCCATGCTCGCTGTCGAGTCGATAATCTTTTGATTCGCTTTATCTCCACGATTTGTGTCCGTGATATTAATTCTGTTTCTTCTTGGCGCGACATAATCAGACAACTCTTGCCAGTGAGATTCAAAACTAGATCTTTCGATCTCAATTTGCTTTTGAATTAAATCTAGCTGATTTCTTTTTGAAAAATATTTCATTACTGCCCCAACAATGTTTTCACATTTCCTGATGAATAACTTCCACCGAGAGCTGTGCTAGATCTCGCCTGAGATTGATCTGCTTGTCCAGCCGCTGTGGCTACAGCTCGAACTCTTTTATTCTTCTTCTCTTCTGCCAAAACTTTCTTTTGTTCTGCCATCTGAGCTTCAGCGTCAGCTTGCATTTTTAACTGAGCTTTTTGCTGCTTCCGAGCTTCGTCAGTTTTTTCTCTTGCTCCAGTAATTGGCTCTAAAATTGAACCAAACAAATCGCCTACCGCACGTCCGATATCACCACCAACTGCTGCCATTTAAAACTCCATTAAAAAAGATTTTTCTTTTAATTTAAAACCACGCTTAATTAACGATTTGTCATTAATCGGGCTTCCATCTTCGATTGTAATCGTCACCCAATCACACTTTTGTTCAGCGAACTCTATGTACTTATTCAACAAAAGAACTCCAGCTCTTGACATTCTATGCTCTGGCTTAACCCACCAAAACACCTCAGATAAACAAACAACATCTGGATTTAAAAAATGAGATGCGACAGTTCCACTTATAAAACCAACTGGCCCATGCTGATCATGTTCGCAAACTAAAAACAAATGTTCGTTAATTAATCTTTTAATAATATGAATGTTGTAATTGTCGTCAGAACCAAACAATGAGTGTTTAGAATTGTAGAACTTGGCAAACTCTTTTAGTTCGCCTAGAATAAAGTCGAGATCTGATAATTCAGCATCTCTTACTTTAAAGACTCCCACCATCCCACCTCACAGCCATATAATTTTAGGAACCCCATGCAGGGCAAGCGCTTATGGCTCTGACAATAGCCTTAATTAAAATAAACCATTTGACAACCTAAAAACGATTTGAATCTAGTGGATCGTAGTCAGTGCTGGACCTAGATGCAGATTCAGCTCGATATAAAACCCCAAGCTCGCCCAAACCAGTAGGTCTCTCTTCGTCAGCAAACGTCAACGCAAGAGCGTCAGCTCTATCTGGCGAAAACCCAAGCTCTGATTTAATTTGCTCTTTATCCTGCAAAATCAATCTTCCATCTTTAAAATAATACTCTGGAGCAATTAACTCTTTTAAAAGTTGCTCATCTTTCGGAAGCGACGCCCCTCGCTTGATCCACTCAACCATCCTAAACCACATCTCAGCTCGTTTATTAAAATACTTTTTAAAATCCGTAGCTTTACTAGAAAAATTAATTTCTTGTGGAGAAAATCCTTTTTGGATCAAACCGTCAACAACACCAGCGCCAAACCCACCAGTTCCATCGACATACTCAACTTCCGACTCCCACTTCATTTTGGCTTGAATAACTCGGCTTGCAATCTCGTGAGATCTTGCGTTTTTCATTTCAACACACTTAAACGCCATCAACCCCTGACGAGGAAATATAATTGTCGAGTCATCTCCAAACCTTGCGCAGTCGATCCCAAGACGCTTCTGGCTTGATTCATAATCTTCTTTTGCAATCTTTCGGTTCATGGCTCTTTCAACGTCCTCAACTCCAATAAGAGAGTTTAGGCTTGATGGTGGGAACTCACCAAACACGTTAATTAAAACCCATGGATTATCTCTTCCATACTTGTCAATTTGCTGCTGAGCCCACTCAATAGAAACTCGCGTACTTCTTTTCGGATTGTCTGGAGCCGAACTGATTTCAATGACATACCAGTTCTTTCGATCCTTTGTGCTGGCATCATACAACGGACCACTTAAATGAGTTGGGTTCCCAGCTTGAATAAGTTTTGCATCAGTGTGTGGACCAACGTCATTCGCAAGAGCTGCTTCAGCCGCGGCCATAACGCTCGATGGAATACCGCCCGACTCGTCAAGAACGAACATGATATTGTCAGCATGTAGACCAGCAAGAGTATTCGCTTGTTGATCTGACGACGCTGATTTCGACCACGTTCTGGCAGACATAAACCAGTTTTCAGGTTTTCTTTTTGAGTATATTCTTGTTTGAGTCCATTCAAATTCTAATTTTAAAAACTCAGACTTAGCCATCCACTTGGCCATCTCAGCCCACAAACCATCCTTTAAATTGTCCCAACTGATCGACGTTGCAACAACCTTAGCATCTATTCTAGTAGCCATAAACCACCAGCAGACCATAGCTAAAAGAGCTGTCTTACCAACACCCTTACTGGCTTTCATCGCAACTCGCTGATGCTTAGACACGGCAACAAGAGCCTCAACTTGCCAAGCGTCTGGTTCAATATTAAAATTGTCTTTCACAAATTGAACTGGATCATCCAGCCATCTGCTCATTTTTTTAATTATCACTTAAGTCCTAAAAATTTTGCTACCGTCAAAAGCTTTTGAACAAATCCACCAAAAGTCCCAGCTGTGTTGTTCGATGCAAGGTCAGCGGCCCAAGGGTTTCCAGCAGATCCAGCATCGTTTAGCTTCTCACCCATTGATCCAGCAGCGTTGTAATCAGCTGCTAAAGCTTCCCAAACAGCTGCCGCAACAGACTCGTTAGTTATCCCACCCGATGAATTTGAGATGTCTGCCGATAGGTTTACGAGGTTTGTAATACTGTTTGTTAGCGTTCCAGTGGCAGCGAGTGACGAGGCAAGATTTAAAATGTTTTTTAGTTCTGCATTTGTAAACTGTCCAGTCGACGATAGCGCGGCCTCAAGCAAAATGATGATGGCCATGTTCGCATCAGTGATCGAACCGCTTGCCGTTATGCTTGCGTTAAGGGCTACAATCAGCGCTAAGATCGCGTCGGTCTCAGTCATGCTTGCAGACATATTCGAATCGATATTTATGCCTAGAGCCAGCAAAGCCTCAGTCGTAGAAATCTCGGCCGATATTCCTTTGTAAGAAGCAAGACCGCCCGAGATTTTAGGAAGCGCAAAAGAGTAGGGCGGTATATATCCGTTAGGTATTGCAGAGTGATCGGCAAACTTAACAGGCCCACTAAATCGATTTAACTTCATTCCATTTTTTTGATAATTACTCGGAGTTATCGCAGCATAAGCGCCAGCCGTCGAAGTTCCATTTGTGAACTGCGCGGCTGATTTATTTAAAACTGAGTAGTTACCAATTAAAGCCACTTATCAACCCCAGCCAAATTCTAAATGGCCATAAAAAGCCGAGTTCGTTGGAGTATTCGCACCATGATAAAGTAGCCAAACTAAATTAGCCCCATCATACACACGCGGCATAGATGGAAGCTGATTGATGAACTCACGCTCAGATGCAACACCAATCGTCGTCATCGGCATAGTGATAAGCGGTCGGCATAATCCGATTGAAAATTCACCAGATACATAAGACACAGAAATCTGAACGTTGTTGATCTGTGCGATACCAGAGTCACCAGATTGTAACGGCATAAATGGCCCATACTTACCAGCACCAGTCCCAGAATATAAAATCAATCCGTTTGCAGCTGCTGTCTTTCCGATTGGTAAAACTGTTGGAGTCGCTCGACCTGATGTTTGCGCTGAGTTTGTGTAGTTTGGTAAACTTAAGTTCGGTGTTGCAGCACCTAGCGCTGTCGCGTTGCTGTTCCACATAAAAGCCTGAACACCAGCTCCGTTTGTATATCTCGGTAGTAAAGTGTTGATCGTGTGTGTTCCTGTTCCTGCTGATGTAATGTCGACAGCAGTTCCAGCAACAGCATTCGCGTAAGATGTTGCAAACTTGCAAGTCGTATCTGAAACCTTGATCACATAATAGTCTGTGGCTAAAGACAAACCAGCTGGCAACGTCGTTGTCGTCGTCAACTGCACTCGAGTGTAAGGCATTAAATTAATGTTTGAATGCGTACAAACATCAGTCCCAGCATCTGCTGTAAAAGTTGAAAACGCTGAAAGTGTGTTTGTAAGGGCTTGCGACGTGGTCGTTGTCACAGATGTCACACGATAAAAACCAACAAGGTCCACTAGCATTAAAATACTTGGCATCGTCGTGGCAGCTGCGCTGAATGCAGAGGCGTTCTTGATTACTTTGTAATCTGGCGACACATCCCCACCGTGTTGAATGCCAGCCGCGTTTGTTGTTGTGCTTGATACTGGTTGAAAAGTTAAGTTTGTCCCAGTGTTATATAAAGCGTCCGCACCTGGATTCCCAGCGCCACGAGCTAAAC